TGTTCTATTCCACATAGTATTATTAGAAAATCTTTCAAAATCTGTAGCTATAGCCGTTAGTCTACCTTGACTTTCATTAGCTATTGCTGTGTGGTTTTCTTCTTTTACTAATACTTCCCAATCATAGCCAGTTACTAGGTTTTTGCCTTCTCTATTGGCTGCTGCTAATAATTGTATAGCAGTAGTATCTGTTGAACCAATAACAGCAGAAGGAGATGGTACTCCTATTTCATTTGCAGCATCTTGGCATATTGTTAGTAATGTCATGAGCCAACCACTTGTAATGGTTTAATATTATGTTTTTCCATCATAAAAGACTTTGCTTCTTTTCTGTAATCTAGTGTGCCTTTGCCTAATCCATGACACGCACCATCTGACAATTCAGATAATTGCTCTACAGAAGTAATGCCTTCTAATTCTAACGCTTTAATTTTGTTTACGCTCATACACTCTAAGACATCTAAATTTGTTTCTTGTATTTTAATCTTTTTTGTATTTTTATAGTATTCTGCCCATTGTATTGGAAAATCTTTTTTTAATTGTTCCCCATTGTTTTTAACATCAAGAATTACTGTGTTTGGGTCGCCTATTAATGAAATTTTAACTAAATCATTTTTGTTTTCATCTTTAAAAAAAGTTGCTCTTAAATTAGATGTTGCTGACATTTCATTCTCCTTTTAAGTATAGAGGGCAGTATAAACCACCCTCTACATATTATAATGCTACAATGGAAATTGACACATTATTATTTTTGCACTTGCATCTATAGCAGTTGCACACACAGAATCAGTAACAGCACCAGAAACATCAAGTGTTGAATCTCCTGCTCCTACTGTTGTTAATGCGTTACCATCAGCCCCTGCTGTTAAAGCAGTTGTTAATGTTGCTGGACCAGCTACCTGTATCCAACAATATTCGCTAGTGGCTGGTGCTGATTGAAGTACGCCAGCTCCTACTCTTGCAGTATCACTAGCATCCGCAGTAACAATATCAACTTGCCCTGCTGAAGCACCACTAGCTGCGTAGTAACCTACTACGTTACCAGCAACTGCGGCTACTGAACCTGCACCTACTACATATTGAACATATTTATAGAGCTTACCATCAGAAGCTTGACCTATTTGACCTAATTGAAAGTCTAAAGTCGTACTTGTTTCTGTAATATCCATTCCTATAATATAAGACATATTATTTTAATCCTCTCTATTAGTTTTTAAGAACAACTTGTCTTGCACGATTAGAACAGGTCATATTTCCTGCCCAAACTACTGGCAACACCATTGCGTCTTGATTTACAGAAGCCTTTTCCCCTAAAGGAGTAAACTCTCTACCTTTAGCTGGGCGAAGGAATAGATAATCAGTATTCAGCATATACATATGAGCTGATGGACACTGATCATCATAATACACAGGTGCATTCATAAACATTAAGTTCATAAATCCTGCACTTGCACTATCATCAGAAGTAAATCTTTGATTAGTTTGTAAAGAAGACCAATAGAATTGGAAGTAAGTACTATCTGCTACAATACAATCTGGTTTATCTGCACCTCTAATTGCTAATAACCAAGCGGAGTTCATGCCTGATTGTATATTAGTTGCTGATGCTACTGCACCACCTGCTGAAGAAGTTGTAAAATCATAAACTTGATTTTGCCAGAAATCATAAGTATTTGCATCAATACCACCAACTGTATTAGTTGGAGTATCAGCTACTAATAAACCTAAACCACCTAAATCTTTACCATTTGTTCCTGTTCCATTTGCATAGAGAGAAGTTGCCATAGTATTTTTAAGCGTTTTTTCAAGATTTCTTACTCTTGATTTTAGAAGGTTAAATACTTGCTCTTTACCAGAATTTTCTACTTGCTCTAGTCCAGATATAACTACATTACCTGCAAGCTGTTTATAATTAAATTCAGCTGCTGTAAATACGTTACTTGTTGAAGTATCTAATACTTCGTAACCACTATACCATTTAGCTGTACCATTTTGTGCATATTCTAGTTCTTGCACTATTGTACGACCACCTGCTACAATTTTGTTGCCTTTTTCACTTATTGATTTAAGTAAGGCGTTATTGTTGGTTATGTTATCTGCCATTGTCTTGCTGTAATTAGCAAGAGTGGTAGTAACAATCTCTGTAAATGTACTATTTGGAGATGCCATTATCTATTTCCTAATTAAAAATTATACCCTGCAATTTAACCATTAAACCCTGCTCCTTCAATACTTGTCATTAACAAACTATCCAAATCAGATGCTTTAACAGAACCTTTAGGTGGATTAGCAGAACCAGAAGGTTTTACTTTTCTAGCTTTTTCTACTGCTGCTTTCCTTTTGCTATCTTCTTGTTGCTTTACTGATAATTTAGAAATTTTTATAGCTTCAGCGTAAAGGTCATCATCTAACCTTACAGCTTTACTATACGCTTCATCTAAACCTTTTGCTTCGCCAGCATCTATTAAATTGCCCATTTTAACTCTTACTTTGTCAAAATGTGGGTGCATTAATTTGCCATCAGTATTAGTTTTCATAGAAAATTGCTCTACTGTTTGTTCTGTTTGTGCAACTGTGCTTTGTATATTCTGTTGTTTAAAATTATTGAGTTCTGACATAATTTGTTGGTTTTGTTGCAATAATTGGGCGTATTGTGGGTCTGGATCATTCCAAGACTCACTTTCTTCATTCATGGAAGACAAATCAATTCCGTAACCTTGTGCAAGTTGTCGAAGTGCCATTTTAGGATTAGTTCTCAAGGCATTGTCTGCATTAAGCAATCGAGATATATATTCTGCTTCTCCTATCCCTGTTGCATTAATAGTTTGACGTGCTGGTTGTAGAACTTTATCTAATGCTTCAATATTTTTGCGTTGTTCCGCTAATTCTTGTGTCTTTTTGGTGTAATCAGATGTCATTTCTTTATCACGCTTAATCATAAATTCTTGTGATTCTGCTGGTAAAGTGTCAAACACCTTTTTTACATCCTCTGTCCAATTTTTAGGAGCTTCTAGTTTGGATTCCGTAGAATTTACAGATGCTTCTATATTGTCAGGATTTCCTTCTGAACTTTCTGTTTCTGATTGGTCCTCATCATGATCAGTAGCTAACTGATTCAAGTTTTCAGAGTCATCAACTTCCGTTTCAGGAGAAGTTTCTTGTTGTTCTGGTACTGTTAATGATTCCCTAGAAACTTGTTCAGCATCTTCTACTGGAGCTTCTTCTCTTTCATTAATAGAGTCTAATGTGTTGCCGATTGAACTTTCTAAAACAGCATCAAGACTCATTGGAGCTTCTGCTGATTCCTGTACTTCAGGAGTGCTTACTTCTTCCATTTTATAGTTCCTTTCAAGAACTTATTGTTGCCAATTAGTAGGTTTAGCACTACTTGTGCGTGCTGTTCCTGCCCAATCGTTTCCTATTTGACGAACTTTATGTCGTCTTTCATGGTCTTTCAATCCAGACCTGCTACTTATAACAGATTTGTCTATAGGACTCACAAACTCTTGTATATCGGACATAACCTGTAAAGATTTACCACGTCTGTTTTTTCTATTCTTTTGGTATTCTTTACCGCCTGACCAATCTATAGTTTCGTAATTAGTTATATAATTCATTACATTAATTTCTCCGTTAATTTAATATCTGAATTTAATAAAGCTAAATCTTCTTTTAAAGCGTTTCTTTCTCTTGAAAGTTCTGCTTCTGATTGTATCTTAGTCATTTCAGCACCAGTTTTAGCTTGTATATCTGCTAATTTACCTTCTTGCTTCATTTTCTCACGCATTAACTCACCTTGTATCTTAGCTTGTGTCATTTTTTCATTTTCACTAGGCTGTGGTGGTGCTTGCATTTGTTGTTGTGTTTGTTGCATAATAGCTTGTTCTGTTTGATCTATTACTTCTTCAAAATCTCTACCGACTTTCCATGCACCAACTAAAAACCTTAAAGATTGGAAGGCAATAGGTGTAAGTAATGGATTAGCATTAGATATTGCTATTGCTTTCTCTAAATAAGAACCCATAGTCTGTAAAAACTCTATTCTTGTTTGTTTTTCTGCATTTTCATCAGTAAATACTGTAGAATCTGTTTCTACATCAATATTATACGCTCTTAATTTATCATCACGCATAATTTGTATCATTTCAGGAGTAACTTCTATGCCTGTAATAGCTTGTAGCATTTCTGGTTCGTAATGCTCTGCTACAATTTCTGCTTTAATTCTAAATAAATCTCTAATGTAGCGTTCTATCTCTTCTTGTCTTTTACGCATACGCATACTACCAAATTGTGCTTTTAATTGCTGTGCAGTAGCTGTTTCACTAGCTTTTGTATTACCTCTTAATAAATCCGATATGCCAGTAACTTCGTATATTATCTCTAAAATTTGTGTTCTTTGTGTGTATAACCCCTGTAAAACCATGCTTATTGGAGAGATATCTTCTTGTTGAAATACCCCTGCTAAACCACCTTTTTGGGCTAATATTGAGAAATTCTCTGATGGTATAAAGTCATTATCGCCAGCATTAGCTAAGTGTGATAATTCAGGCACACTTGCGTCATATACGCCACGTCTTTTTAAACCTTCTATTAAATTAGATATTCTGCTTGTTACTCTGTCTAATTCTTCTGCTTGGTCTTGATACAAAGTAAATTCAGGAATAGGAACACTTGTTTCGTTTGTTCTAACAGCTAACATTGGTGTTGGAGTTGGGTAAAAATTCTCTAATTCATAAGGGTCATCATCAACACGTATAACTTTATCGTAGCCCTTGGATATATAATACCTTTTGTATTTTACTCTATCCCAAATTTCCCATATTTCTGCTCTTTTAAAGACTTCTTCAGAACCATAATCTTTTTCGTCTGCATCTGGCGACCAATTTAAAGGTATATCATTAACACCAGAAAAACCTTTTTCTTTTAATTGATCTCTTGTCCATAGGTGTCTACGAGCTTTCCAATTAACGTCTTCTGGTCTTTTAGAAGGGTTTTCTCTGTAATCTTCCCAATGCACATAGTCAAAGAAGCATTTTTGCTCTGCTACTCTTTCTTCTTCTACTTCTATAATAATTCTTTCGCCAAATTCGTTAATTTGTTCCATTTCTACAGTTTCTTTAACAAATACTGGCTCGTATAT